ATTCCAAAACTCTTGCTAATTCTATCTTTTTACAAAATTTAGTTGCAGAAGAATTTTACTTATAAGGAATAAGCACGATATTAAAGGGAGGTGAAGGATAATTGGCTAAGTATGGTTACTATGGGAGGTATCCGTATCCTAAAGGGTTTGGATATTACGGTTACGGTTATCCCTACGCTGGGGGGTATGGAAAAAGTTTTAAACAGGCTATCGAGCTTTTAAAAAAGCTTTTGAGAGGCGAGAAGGGAACTCTTAAAAAAGAGTTGCAAAAGATTCTGGATTTACTTGTTCCAAAACAATATGGCTACTATAAGGAAAAACAATTGGCAAAAAATGAAACTCAGAAGGCGATCTCTCTTATCGACAAACTTATAAAGTCAGTAACTGATGAGGAAAAGAAAATTCTTCAGAAGATTAAAAGTTTACTTATGGAACAACCTTATTCTTATCCTACCGGAGAATCTAAGAAGTTTCCTGAATATATTTATGAAAGTGTCTCTGTAGATTTTATCGAGGAGGATGAAACTCAACCCTTCAGATTTAGCGGAGTTGCTCTGAAGGCTGATGCCGAATCAAAAAATGGACGGTTCTATCCCAAGAATGTAGTAGAGAAAGCAGTAGAGGAAGCAAAAGAGAATCTGGATGAGCTTCGGTTAATGGTGGGACATCCAAGGGATGACGAGACTAATCCAATGAATATTGTAGGAAAGTTTCTTTCAATTGATATGGATGAGGATGGAAACGTTCCTTTCGAGGCGGAGATAGCAAATTCAAGTATTGGGAAAGATGTTCAGGAACTTTTAAGAGGAGGATATCTTAAGGATTTATCTATTAGAGCAGAGGGCTTAATGGTTAAAGAAACTGTGGATGGAAGAAAACGGGATAGAGTTACTGATCTTCACATTAAAGGCCTTGATTTTGTAATTGAAGGAGCGATACCTCAAGCTAAGGTATCAGCTATTTTATCAGAAGCTAATGGAGGTGATAAGTTTATGACTAAAGAGGAGCTTTTAGAAAAAAAGGAAGTTCAGGAGTTGATTGAAGAGGCCAAACAGTCAATTTATGAGGAGATGGAAGAAAAGCTGGAAGCAGAGACAAAAAAGGTCAAGGAACTTGAAACAAAATTAGCTGCTGAGGAAGAGGCAAGAAAGAAAGTAGAAGAGGAGCTTAAAAGAAAGAAACTTGAGGAATTTAAGGAGAAGAAGATTTTAGAACAAAAAGTTTCTGATAAAGTTAAAGAGCTTTTGAGAAAGAGGGTTTCAGGAAAAGATGAAAGGGAGATTGAGGAAGCAATTAAGAAAGAACTAGGTTACATTCAGGAGATAGCTCCTATTTTTAAGGAAGGTCCAAAAGTTCACGGAATCCCCCCTAAGGAAGAGGAGAAACCAAAAGAGAAATCAGATGAGGAAATTTTAAGAGAAGGGCATCCGGATACTTGGGATTTAGCAAAAGAAAATGAGAAAATAATAATTGAGGATTAGGAGGTGTAATCAATAATGGCACAAATTATGACGTATAATTCCTCACTCGAGAATTACGTTCGAGCGGGGCTTTTGAGTAAATTCACAGCTGCAGAAGATATTGAGGCTGGAGACTTTGTCTATCTGGATGGAGCTGGAAAGATTCGTCAAGCAGTTCATCCAATGACTGACTTAACGTACGGAGGAATAGCAGGAGTAGCTGAGAATAAAGCCAGCGAAGGTGAAGAAGTTCTTGTATGGCAGTCTGGGGTGTTTGAATTCCCTACCGCAAGTGCCCAAAAGATAGTTCCTGGAAACTATCTTTATGTAGCATCAGCGACTACTGTTGATTTAGGTGGGGGAACAGCAAGGGAAGTGTCTTGTGGAGTTGCTGAGTCATCTACCGCAGGGGCTGCCGCTGGTGAGATAGTTGAAGTGTACATTACCCCTGTAAGAAAGAGATCACCTTACCTTTACGATAGTGACACACCCTACTTATAAAATGCTAACAAGCAAATGGAGGTGAATTTTAAGTGAATAAACAAGAAGTTAAAGTGGCTTTAAACGAAGCATTAGCTGAAATTGCTTTGAAACAGAAACTACCAGATAGAGGAGTTTCTGGTTGGAACGAAGCGCAAAGGAAAGTTATAAAAAAACTTTTGTATGAAGCTCGAACTCGATCAGAGATGCCTGAACTTTTAAGAACTGAGTTTAACGCTAAGCTCTTAGATGGTTACACTGAACATACAGCACTCTGGCCACAGGTTTTCGATTTAATCACTACAACAAAGAAGGAGGTTGAGCTTCCTGGCTTAAAGGGAATTCACGTATGGAAAACAGAATCTGGAGAGGAGAAAAAGTTCACTGGTCCTATCTCCGGTAAGGCTGTACTTGCACCCGATAAGTATGAGTGTCTTGTTGGATTTACCGAGGAGATGATAGAGGATTCAGAAATTGACATAATGGGATGGACGTTAAGAATGGTTGGACATAGGTTTAAACAGAAAGAAGATGAAGTAGCTTTCGGAGCTTTCACTACACGCCGAAGCTCTATGAATTCAAATACCACCACTGGATTGAACGCTGCTGCTTTAGAATCAGCAATTGCAATTTTGTTAAATCGAACAGTAACTGCTGGTGGAAGAACAGAAAGAGATCCTATCGCACCTGATGTAATTCTTGTCGATCCTACTCATCTTTATCAGGCAAGAGAACTGATAAATACCAGTCTAACTGTAACAGCTAACATTTCGGGAACAGTAGCAGCTGGTGGAACGAATGTCTTCCAGAATGTCCTGAATATCATCACCAGCCCTTACATTGATTCCGATTACTTCTACATTGGAAAAGCTAAAGTTGGTGGAGGAGCGATATTCTGCAGAAGAAGTCAACTTGAGGTTAAGAATTGGGAAGATCTTTTGAGAGATACAGAAAATGTAAGAGCAAAGGCAAGATTTACCGCTGATATTGCGGAGCCCGATAAATGGGTAGCTACATCTTACTCTTAAAAATAAATAAGGGTGGATGAAATTATAAATTGCTATTATAAAAATGTTCATCCACCCTTATTTTCCCAAAACTGGAGGCTAAAATGGATGAATTTAAAGCGGGTTATGCAGGAATTCCTGTCTTGATTCGATTTCCAAAGAGAAAGGCAAATCCCGAAATTTTGAAGCAATGGCAGGAAATAGATGAAAGAAAAAAGAGAAAAAGGCAGGAAGAAAAGCTAAGAATGGAAAGAAAAATTAAGGAACGGAAACGAAGATCGTATAAAAAGAAGAAGAAATGAGCTGTCCGTTTTGTCTTGAGCCTATTTCTCACTTAACTGAGTGGTATTACTGGGATTGGGAGAATAAGATAATTGTTTGTCGAGATCTCCACAATAGAGGGTATAAGTATAGGATTTTAATTGTAAAATACGGGATTGAAAATCATAGGGGCAAGAAAAACTATACCTCGCAAGAGAAGGAGAAGCTAAGAGAAATTCTTAAATCTATATGCAACGCACACTCTATTGAAAGGAAAGGGGAACTTGTAAGTTTGGATGAAGAGCATTTCAGTATTAGAGAGCATTTTCACATTCAAGCAAATATGGTGAGCCAAAAATGACAAATAGGGAACGTCTTCGACTTCTTATCGGTGATAATAACAAGGTTATGGTAGATGATGTCTTTGGGGTAGGTGATGGACATACCAAGTATTTTAAACTCTCAATGTCTCCTATACGAGAGAATACTGAAATTATAACACTGGATGATGTTTCTCAGATAAGAGATACTGACTATATTATAGACAATAACTCTGGTCTCGTATCGATGACTTCAGCACCATCCAATGGAGCCAAGTTAGTTGCTCAGAAGTATGAGTATAACGCTTTTTCGGATGCAGAGTTGGACGATATTCTCAATCAGTATGGAGATGACATTAATATGTCTGCGGCTCACTGTTGCCGAGCTTTAGCATCAAATGCTGGGAAGTTCTTCGTGTATTGGAGCGGTGATGAAAAGGTCGATAAATCCAAAGAGTGCAGTAATTTTTTAAAGATGGCGGATACATTTGAAAATAAAGCCAAAGAGGAACAAACTGGATCAATGGACATCGGGATTTATAGAACTGAAATATATGATGAGGAGGGTAACGATTCAATTTTGAATTAAAATGCTGACAAAAGAAGATTTAGAATGGACGAAATATAATGAGCTTGAGATTTTAAAGAGTAGAAAGTGCGATCCAGGGGATTTTTATTTTCAAAAGAGAACTTTATCCAGTATTGATCCTTTTACGAATGAGAAGACTTGGAGTACTTCTAATGAGTATTGTGAACCTGTAATTGAAAGATTAAAGGGTAGTGAGCATGAAGTAATTCCTTCAGGTCTTCTGGAACAGGGAGATATAATTGCTACTATTGATTGGAGAAAAGAGATAAGCACTTCTGAGCCTACCGAGGTTGGAGGAACCCAATACTTAAAGGCCGTTTATAAAGGTGAAACTTATCGAATTAAGTATAATCATAAAGATGGATTGGGAAGTAATACTCACAGACAGATTTTGCTCTTAAGTA